CAGCGTTATCAGCAGATTGGTCACTCAACAACACCTGTTGTTCAAACTGAGCATTAGCCATTGACGCTTGTTGATCATTACTTAAGTTCTGAACTACTATCTGTTGACGATTACTAAGGTTTATTTCAGACCGTCTTTGGAGTGCTTGTGCATTCTGTGATGCTAATGGGATAGCAGCTTGAATAATAGCGCTAGTGATATCAGCACCGGCAATAGAGGTTCGTCCAATACCACGTTCCTGCAACATCTGTTCAACTGCACGAACAGCAGGAAGAGCAAATGCTGGGGTCTCTCCATTAGGCCCAGGTTGTAATAGTGTAGCAAGTTGCTCTGTTACCAACTCCCCTTGGGCTAGGGCTTGTTGTGCAGCCGTCCCCTGAGCCGCTGTAACTGTCGCTCCCTGCCCAACAAGGCTAGGATCAACCTGAGCAGCAGTAAGGGCTCCAGGGGCGCTTATAGGGGCTTGTGCAGCACCCTCCGCAGCAGCGACAGCCTCAGTGGGAGCTATCTGAAACTCAGGAGCTGTTGGAGTGGCTAACTGCTCTCCTGCGATTGCAGTTCCTGTAGCTTGTAGGGTTTCACCCTCACCCACCGTAGGAGTCTGAATCTGTTCAATTGCAGCTTGCTGGCCAACCTGTGTACCTGCTAGTCGCTGCTGTTCTAGTTCTTCGGCTGTAGCCATTTTATACAAACCTCCGTGATAGGAAACTTACTGAGTCTCTTTGAAACTCGCCTCCGGTTGTTCTTTGTCTTGTGCTAAATTGACGAGTGGGGTCTTCTGTACTTGCTAGTGTAGCGCCTGTTCCAAAGCCAAAAGGGTTAATCTGTTTAAAGTTGTTATCGAAAACATCAACCCTAGATACTTGTGGACCCAGCAGGGACTCCTCTACGGTTTCTCTCTCTTGTCTAGAAGTGTCACCTCTAAAACTAGATAGGTCAAGGTCCTCTTGGGTTCCTCTAACTCGTGTGGGAATAGAGGGTGTTTTAAACGAGGGAAGCGGAGTGGGTCTAAAGGGAGAAGTACCCAGGGCCCCTAGTGCCACGCTAGGGGCACGTGTACCACCAGCAACTTGAGGTGTGGCTGTAGGAGCTTGTCCACCTACAACAGCTTCTGATACTCTGCCAATAGCTACATCAGCCCCTATAGCAGCTACAGCCCCTATAGCAGCAGCTCCTAGGGGATTACTTATCCTACTAGCTATACCCTCTATAGCTCTCGGAGCAACCGCTCCTAGAACACCCCCCACTAAAGACCTCTCAGCCTCTTCTACATCAAACCCAAAAGCTTTACTGATTACAGGTTGTGCAAATGCCCCGAAGATACCTGCCACTCTACTGCCTGTTAATGAGGCGGCAAGAGAACTTACATTCTGTAAACTGGCAGTTCGGAAGGATGTGGCAAAGCCTGCAAGCCCTGTACCCTCATCTAAGGCCATCTCCGCAGGAGCAGCAGCTAGCCCTATCAAAGCACCAGCCACAGGGCTAACAAACCCTACAGCAAAGCCTAGGGCCTCTAAGCCAAACTCTGTGGGGTCCTCTCTCACTGAGGCAAAGAAGCCTAGAGACTTACGAGCCTGTTTCCCCAATCCTGCAAGTTCTCCAGCACGACCACCTGAGGGATCAATACCAAAAGAGGGAGAAAAGTTAGCTCGTGTACTGTTAAATGAAAAGGATGGAACAGAAGGGCCTGCAAAAGCGGTTCCCTCTGTAGTAGGTCTGGTTATACCTGGGAGTCCAGCAGCAGCCGACTCTCTAGTAGCCCTTGCTCTCCCCACATCAGCTCGTTCCGAAGTGACTAGGTTTCCTTGTCTATCTCGGAGTTTACCTAGTTTGGTGCTTACACCCTTCTCACCACGTCCGCCAATATCTCCACCACGACTACCAGCACCCCCTCCTCGGTCTTTATCTGAAAACCCGTCACCTCGGGCCATATTCTCCTCCTAAGGGACTCATCCCAAATAAAACATTATAACATAAAGTTGTAGTTTGTCAAGACCCCTTAAGAGGCCCAACTTCCTCGTTGGAAGTATCTTCGACAGGCGTGATTGATTCAAGGGCTTGTACTGCCCTCACTGCATCCTTATAAGGTAGCTGAACTAAGAGGTTGCCGATAGTTTGTACTGCTTCAGCCGTGATTATATATTTGGTCGTCATTTCTTATTCTCCGCTCCATGGGAGTTCGTTGATAGTTTGTGGAGCTTTCTTGGCATTATTCTTAATTTGCAATTCAACTTCTGTCTCTGCCAGATAGACTGCCCCCAGAGCAGTGATCACCCAACCTTGTACACCTACTTCAGTCAGTGCTGAAAAGGGGATTGGTGAAGCTGGAGGCGCAGGTAAGTCCACTTTACCCACTATAGAAGATTCATAACGGACCTCGCCTACTGTTTCGATTAAGTCTAACGAGTATTGGACACGCAATACGGTATCTGTATTACTGTCACGTTCCATATTTACAATTTGAACTCTAAGCATTCTAAACTCCGTTATCACTTCGACTGACCTCTTTCCAGACATTAGAAACCCCATCATAAATCAAATGGATTATGTCGTCCCCAGTATCTAGAGAAAAGTCCCCCGCTAAAACTAAATTCCCCGTTCCATCTTTCAAGACTACAGTATTAGCGCTACTAAGTGCTCGTAAGTACAGTTGCATCCCATCAGTAAATCCATTTATGGTATCTAAATCATCTGTAGAAGCTGCTGATTGAGTATCTACTCTATGCCATGAATTAGTTACAGTGATAATACCACCTGCAATAGTCAGTGAGTTGCCCTGTGGTGTTATGATCTTACTGCAAACTACCTCCCCGGTGGTCTTGATATCGTTAGCTTGGAAGTCCCATAGAGAGGCACTATCGTCATAGAATAAGGCGTTGAGCCCGCTGGTTCTAAACCTCATGTCATTAGCCAGACTTGCATGGGTTGAGCCAAACAGGACTATGTTTGCACCTGTGGTTTCTCCAGATCCCCCAGAGATTACTAGGTCTTGGTCGTCGGTTGCGTTAATGATTCCGTAATTAGCCCCACTAGCCCCTAAGGTCATGAGTGAATTAGCTATCTGTACCCTCCCCCCAGTAGCATTATCATCAATACCAGCAGAGGTAAAAGCGGTACAACTTACTGCACCAGTAACCGCTAAATCGCCTGTTCCGTGGTCCAGTAACATCGCTGTTCCTGAAGACCCATCACCCGTATGCCATAGTGTCCGTCTTAAACCTGTATTGGTAGTCCCTCTCATAGAGCGGATACTAACACCACTAGTTGTTTCATCAAAATCAAAATCAATAAAGGCGCCGCCACCTGTTGTCGTATTTGTAATTCTACTGATACCAGTAGTTAGGTCGATACTATCGGCAGCGAGTGTGGTACAACTTACTGAACCTGTAAAGGTAGCGCCCGTAAGAGCAGCCTTCTCAGTATCTACTTCTGCAATAGCTGATTGAACATCAGTTGCAATGATGTTACCTGTTGCGGTGAATACTACTTCAACAGCAGTTTGGTCTGCAGTAGCCGCAGTCTCAATTCCAGCCAATTTGGTAAACTGTGCATCTGTAAAAGCACTAGCCTCCGCCTGATAGGCTGTCTTAATCTCAGCACCTGTCTGGTCTGCTGTTGCTGCGGTTTCAATACCAGCTAGTTTAGTTTGCTCTGCATCTGAGAACTCATTAGTATTAGCATTTGCTTCGTATGCAGTTTTGATTTCTGCAATTGTTTGGTCAGCGGTAGCCGCAGTCTCAATGCCGTCCAACTTTGCCCCATCAACAGACACATCACGCCCGTCAACAGTTGCTAGAGCTGCGAGAGTTACATCACCAGCAGTAAGAACCATATCTCCTGCTGTTGCAATGATATTCCCTGTAGTTGCCGTGACACCGATATCTGCGGTAAGTACTCCAGTCACCTGATGAGTGCCTGTAGTCTTAGCACCACCAGTAACAATCTGGACTTTATCTGTCTGAGTGGAATCAGAGATAAGGCCAACTAGTGGCCCTTCTGCTGCTGTGCCATCATGCTTATGACCCGTAGAGGAGTTAAAAGCTGCTACAATCTGATCAAACTCATTATTAGTGTGTGTAGCTTCTATAACATCAGTATCAGCATACACTTCTTGACGGGTATAACCTGCCATAACTCCTCCTTATTGTCTGCCATTAACGAAATATGTTATGGCAAACCCTTGTATTGAAAATTTCTTACTACCTTTTGCTAATATCTTTATAGAGAAAGTCTTACCACTACCACTGACATTAATCCTATCGAAAGATGTTCTAGCCCGTCCATAAATTCCTGTCCCATATACAGCAGACCCATATATAGACGAGATGGCTGCAGGAAATACGTTATAGATGACTGGGCTTGCAGAGACCGTGGGTGTGAGATCAAAAAGAAGTTTCATATCAAAGTTATAGACTTCAGCAGAGGTGGTATAGATCTGAATCTTATGTAGAGTTTTCCTGATAAGGGGATCACCTAGATGTATCTCAGGGGTATGGTAGATGGCAGTAATATCTATACCATCAAGTAGATCTGTTGTATTGTGTAAATACACAAAGTCATCTTTATTGGTGTGAAAGGACACCTCAGCACCTAAAGTGTCATAGCGAGTGTCTACATCAGCTACAGCTAAACCTTTGTATCGGCACCACTCCCATCTCAGCCCCCCTTCACCACCTTTAAGCACGCCTCCAATACCTGCCTGCCTTATATCTTGTACTCCCGTTTGATGGAAGAACAATCTATAATTATTACGGTTACGAACAACGGTAGAGGAAATTGTAAAGTTGTCTAGATTCATAATAAGATCATTAAGAATCGGACCTATAGGACGAGATAGTGTACTGAGTTCTACATCACCAATACGGGCTGTGCCTGCTATTGTCCTTAGCCCATCTGGAGCTAAGAATACCAAATCACCACCAACCTCTTGTATTGTTTCTCCAGACAGGCATCCAATATTCCGAGTGACATCTTGTATCACTTGGCTTGTACTACTGCCTAAGCTTAACACCTCAGAGATTTTATTACGGCCAAACAGGATTAGGTTCTTACGGAAGCCCTTAGTCCAGACCAATTCATCAGCATTGTCTATGAAACCCCCATTTAGAAAGTCTAAGGGTTTATACAAATCACTGAAATGAACGAGAGTCTTATCTGTAGGAAATCCCCCTGCCACTACCCTGTCATTATGTACTTCAACGAATGTAGGAAACTTAAGAGTTGCGGAGGGCCAATCAGCCGCTACAGTATCTCTATACTTATACTCAGTGGTTCCTGCATTATCACGGATAATCAATCGACTGAGCGGGTTGTCTCCGTTCGTATCTACGATAATAAGCTCTAGTTCTGTGCCATTGTGATAAGTGGCATATCTATATCTCTCACCAGCAGAGAAGTTTCTTGTAAGGGCAGCACGACCAGCTAGAACAGCCGCTGTATCAAAGTTGCCCAATGTATCTTTGTTAACATTAACCCAAGTAATGCCATCTTGAGAGAAATACAATTCTCCAGCTTTAGTAGCTAAGGCTCCATCAAAATAGTTATAGACAGATGTAACCTTATCTGCACTAACTCCTCCGGGAGCTGCTGTACCAAACTTTGTATACCCAGAGATTTGCTCATATCCAGAAAGCAACCCAGGCTCTATATTCTCTAAGGTTACAGCAAAACCTGGCCTATCAAACAACTCAATGTCACTGGATACTGCGTCTAAACCTCCTTCTGATTTAAGAAGAAACGTCTGCTCTTCACTAGCCATATCCCCTCCTTACAGAAATCTCATTCGGACAGCTTCTACATGAGTAAGCCGCTCAAGCATCCTGTTCAACCCTTGCGTATATTCACGATTAGCCAGTCCAGCCTGAGGCATATTCTCTTTAAAGTTCCACAAATAGTATCTAGCCCTTGCCACAACTACATTATAATATTGGTCTGGGAATGGTAGAGTATCTGTCTCATTTACTAAAAGAGTGGCATGATTCCAAGAATGGAAAGATACGGTAAATACTGCATCAGGGACAGGTGAAAGACCAAAGACATTTTTCTCATCCGTTCTAATGACAAGAGTCGGAATACCCTTTGAATCACCTAACTGATCTTGTGACCGAAACATGTCATTCCATGAGTCATAATCAATCTGCTGTAAGGGCTGTTCTAAGTCTGCACCATCGTTGATAAAAAAGGTATCGAAGTCCACCTCAGAGTAAGGGTCATCGCCACCTACAATTGTTTTGAACTCATACCACTGGACACTATCTACTGTTGCTACAGTATTGGGTGTACTGATTACACCAGTTTTAAGCCATTCCCATTGTATAGAGAAATTGGCTATATCCATTAGAGACCTATTAATAGCCTCTTTTACAAAAGCTTGGACTGATCTAGTATTACTGAATCCTGAACCTGTAGCAACTGGAACCTCATTGGCATCCTGAAGAACAATGTTCATTAACTCAAGGTAAGTCTTACTCACTCTATATCCTCCAGAAACAAAAAAGGAGAATGAAGGACGAATCCCTCATCCTCCTCGGATGTTACACTATGCTATATTACGCGTAAACTACGTGTGCTACAGCTAGAGACTCCGGACGAACTACAGAGCGAGCATATACGTGCAATCCACGTACAACGTCAGCAAAGGTAGATTGAGACCGGAAAGTCTCAGTGTTGGTGATAGCGGAGGCAGTTGCTACTGCACTCATATGACCAGCGATGATGATATCCTTCTCGATAGAGCCACCACCCAGAGTAGTCGGGGTGTTGATGGTCTTATGGACACGGAAGCCACGAAGAGGATGAGGCATAACCAAACCGTTCTTCAGAGAGATGCCTTGACCGTTAAAGTCAGTATTCAGCAAATCACTACCAGCTTTCACCAAAGCTTCAATGAACTTGGGAGGAAGAACAATGTAGCGACCCTCTTCGGGTACTTCTTGCTCATCCAGCAACCGACCGAACTGGGAAATAAGATCCAGAGGATTTTGCTCACCAACACCAAAACCAATAGTCAACTCTTGACCGTCAGCAGTAGTGTTAACGATGTTGGCTGCTAGAGCTTGTCCGCCCATAAAGGTGAGCACTTCTTTATCGAATGCATTCTTCAGAGAGTATGCACCGGAGGAAGTAGCCAGCTCTTTCCAGTTAACGTGTGCTAACTTAGCTTCCAGATCATCTACTTGGAAACTAAACTCATTAGCTTGGTCGATGGTGAGGGTAAGCTCATTATCTACCAGAGCCTGAGGCGTTAGAGTAGCACCACGGGTATAAGAGTTTACGGTGATGGTGGGTTCTTTGATGACACGTACTGTATCACCGAACGCACTGATTTCACCAAGGTAATCGTTGTTGGTAATACCCTCTACAACAGAAGCAGTTCGGAAGAACTTGAGAGCTTTCTGAGAGAAGATAGTAGCAAGCCAGTTACCTGTACCACCGCCTGCACCGCCAAAGTTGGAAGTACCTGCACCTGCAAAATTAGACATTCTTTAATTCCTTATTGAGAGAGATCTACACGACCTTCTGCCCAAGCTTGATCAATTTGCTCTTCCAACTTTTCATATTGTGCTGGTCTAAGGGCTTTGATTTCACTTCCTTTCCAAATCTTATTACCTGTAGGTTCTGCTTGAGAGGAGCCAGTATTAATGGCATCCGCAGAGGAAGCGGTATCTTGGGCTGAAGAACTATTTTTAGAGCTAGTTGCAACAGCAGCTTTATACATATCTAAAACTGCAATAGCGAGTTTAGCATTGTCCGGGTTACGATAGATGCCATCCTGAATTGATGTATCTTGTTCAGTGGCCCAAATACGAAACTCCGGTGAGTTTACAATCACTGCAAAATCGGGGTGTGATTTAAGGATCGCTGCTCGTGCCAGATCAGCTTTAGTCATCTGAGAGTCTTCTGCCAGAGTTTGAACCTGGGTTGAGACATCATGACTACGGCTTTGTGCCCGTTGATCAGACAGAGTTTGAATCATATTGAAGAGGTCAGGGTGTTCCACCTTAAAGGCCTCGATATCCTCAAGAGTAGAGGGAGGTACAAAAGTAGAGTTCTGAGCTGTCTTCAAATCAGTACGCAGCTTAGCTGTTTCCCGATCATGGAAGGATTGTAAATCCTTGTAACGCTTCTCCCAATCAGTATTTCCAGAGGTACCAACTTGGGTAACACCAGGTTCGACAGCCGGTGCGCCGGTTGTGGTTTCTGTTGCACTATTGTTTGTTGCGAGTAGACTAGACATAAAGATAGTTCCTTAATTCTGAAGAAAGTGAGAGGTGTCTGCAA